TGTAGTTTTCCATTTTTATTAGCTTTTTTATATTCAAAAACAATGGCAATATGCAGTCAGTAAGATTGTCGCTTGTGGGTAAATATTCCAAAAATTTTAATAACTTTGTATTTGAAAGGGATTCTCAATCCCATAGATAATTCATTTTTAATTGTTTTGTGAATTGTTTTGATAAGTTTGGTTAATTAAGGGTAGCATTTAAGTGTTACCCTTTTTTTTTATCTTTGTAGAAATAACATATTATGAAAATATTAATGAAAAAAAGCGTTTTATCCTCTGAGGGTTGGCGTTGGGAGGAAAAGGTTTACGATGTTGACAACAAGGTTGCATCGGATTACATCAAAAAAGGAATCGGTGTTGAATTTATCGAGGAGGTAAAAGAGGAAAAAAAAGTAAAAGAAACAAAGGAAAACAAGGTGGCAAAAAAACGCACCACTAAAAGAAGCAAATAATGCCCTACACTCGAAACACTTATTTCAGCGACCCACCGATTACGTTTCAACCGCAAATGAAAATCAATTCCACAACCGGAAGTGAAATCATTACGGCGGCAAATGTGAAGGATTTTGCAAGAATTGACACCACGGCAGATGATACCATTATCGGGCAGATGATCACCCAAGCGAGAATCGTGGCAGAAAATTATATCTCAAAAGATATTGTGGCAAAAAATAGAACTTACTATTTGCCATTTGCCAACACAAGAATCGCATTACCTTTCGCCCCGGTTGCATCTATTTCATCGGCAACAGTTGATGGAACTGCTGCAAGTTATACGGCAAAGGGATTGGACAATGAAATAATTGAATTGAATGAACTCCCTGCAAAAGAAGTAAAGGTAACTTACATCACCACCGGTCTTGATGATTCGTTTTTAAAAGAAGCGTTATTGCAAATGGTAACGACCTATTATGACAATAGGTCTGACTTTGTAACCGGAACAATAGTGCAAGAAATAAAAACAAGCACAAGAAATTTATTGTCATCTTATAAAACCGTATTTATTTAATGGATGCCGGGAAACTTGATACAAGGGTTGAGGTAAGGCGATTAACAAAGACTGCCGACACTTTTGGGGGATATACCTCCACAACGGCAACTGCCTCCACTATATGGGCATATAAAAGGGAAATAAGTGGTGATATAAGCCAAGAGAACGGAAAGCGTAGGCGTGAACTTGATATTGAACTGGTAGTGCGTAAAAAAACCGCCGATGATATTTTAAACACCGACCTTTTGAAAATCGAAAACGTTTCCGGTGAATACCGTATCAACGGTAAATTTGAATCTGGATATAAATATTACACAACCATAAAAGCCACAAAAATTGATTAGTGTAAAAATCAAACAGAGCGATTTAAATGATTTGAACCGAAAACTCAATCAACTCAAAAGTTTTTCCAAGGAGGGACTTTCAAAAGAGATTGGCGATACTGCTGCTTTTTCGGCGGCAAGAATGCAAAAAAGTGTTCCGACTGATAAAGCGGCTTTAAAACAAGGCATTGGATTCGGTAGAATGGGTAAAATGGCAAGGGTATTTTCCAAGGCTTTTTATTCGCCTTATGTTGAATTTGGAACAAGGGATGGAAATATGAAATTTGATGATATGTTGGAACTCGGAATTCCGAAATCTTATGCCGAACAATTCAAGGCAAGTCCATTGAAAAAGAAAACCAATCAAAACGCACGACCATTTTTCTTTTCATCAATTAGGGTAGAACTAAAAACCCTGATGGATAGGCTTGACAGAAGATTAAATAATTTAACACGATGAACGAGGCACTTCAATTTATAAGAAAAGCGATTTTAACACGTTTAACGAACGCAATTTCAATTGGTGGTAGTTATGTCCCAATTTATAATAGAGTCCCATCTGATGCATCTGAACCATATGTACAGGTGTTTTCCGTAAGTAATAACGAAAGCGATTTCAATGCCACAAGTTTTATTTCTGAATGCGTTACAAGATTGGAAGTCGTAACGGCGTTTGATTCTGATTCAGGTGGCGAATTGCAGTCTAATCAGATTGTAAGTGAAATATTAAATTTAGTTCGCACAAGGTCGAGTGGTTACTATGACTTATCAAGTGATGGATTCAATGTGATAACTTGCACAAATGGAGGCGTAACATATTTTCAGGATGACTTGGAGGATAAAACCTATTTCCGAGCCATTGTCGAAATATCTAATAAAATAGAAAAAATATAATGGGTGATTTTAAAATTTACGGAATAAATATGGGAGCGATATTTTTATCCTTGTCGGATGTAAATCCAATACTTCAGACTCTTGTACTTTTGGCATCGCTTATTTATACAGTCATTAACATAACCCAAAAATTTAAAAAATGAAAATGCCTACAAACGGAGTTGCCAAAGATATAAGACATTTTGCAGGAAGTCTTTTAGTTTTTTTCTTAGTCGTTTTGATTTTGTTTTATTTAACAAAGTATCAAATCCCAAGTGAAAATGCTCAAATAGTAAACACTTTAATAGGTATGATAGCGGCATCGATTGCGATGGTCATTGCAAGTATTACTGGGAGAAACCCCGATGATTTAGATGCTGCCAAAAAGAAGATTTCAAATCTTGAGATGAAAATAGAAATGCTTGTACAAGCCAAAGACACCTTGGAAGAAATGTTAATAAAAGTACAAGATGACACAATCGACAGGCTACTTCTAAACAAGGCAATGAAATACGATAACAAATGCGACTGTAAAAAATGAGTTTAAAGTATTTTAAATATGAGGAATTTGATTCGCCGGATGTCCCTAATTCTGGTCGCTATATGGATGCTGAATTTTTGGCAATGCTCGACAATGCTCGTGAAATTGCGAGGATACCCTTTAAAATCAACTCAGGATGGCGAACAATTGAACACAATCAAGAGGTTGGAGGAAAACCGGGTTCGAGCCATATCGTTGGAAAAGCGGTTGACATTGCCGTTAAAAATTCAAGGGAAAGAGGAATCATTTTGTCAGCACTTCAACAAGCCGGATTCAATAGGTTTGGCGTGGGTAAAACCTTCATTCACGTTGACTCGGATGGAACTGACTTTCCCGATGGTGTCAAAGACCCCAACGTTTTATGGTTATATAGCTAATACAGTAGGGAGCACGATATGCCTAAAAAGAAATTTAAAGACACTAAGGTTGGACAGTTTTTGCTTGGTAAATCTGGAGTATTAGATTCATTAGCAGATGTATTGCCAGATAAAGGCTTATTAGGCGTTGTAAAGAATTTAATTGATAGAGATGAAACTTTACCACCACCTGATAAAGAAATGGCTTTAAAACTATTAGAACAAGATATAGTTGAAGCTCAAGAAGTATCAAAGCGATGGGAAAGCGATATGAGTTCAGACTCTTGGCTTAGTAAAAATACTAGACCAATGAGTTTAATATTTTTAACAATAATGACTGTATCTTTTATATGGGTTGACAGTCATGGTTATATAGATTTCACTGTAGAACAAGAGTGGATAAATCTATTAAAAACATTAACAACAACTGTATATGTGGCATATTTTGGTTCACGAGGTGCAGAAAAGTTTAAATCAATAAGTAACAAATAAAATAAAAAATAAACAAAATGGGAAGATTCACGCTAGATACTAGCACAGTTAGCAAGGCTCTTGTTGTACCAACAGGTGGTAATGCTACTATAGACGCAAGATCCGCTTGGGAATTTGAAAACCAAAGTGGAACACTGGGAACTAACTATAACGGCTCTGTTCTTTACGCTAGCGTCGGAGGTGACGTGGCTGTTATAACGCCAGGTGTTTTTAGCGCTATGGGTACTGTAACACAATTAAATTCAAATGATGTGTATGGTGCTAGCCCTACATATAGAACTTTATCAGCTGGTAATGGCTACGTAACAGGAAACAATATTGCAACAACTTGCGTAAGTACTGTTCCTCATTCGCCAGGTACAGAACCAACAGGTTTAACTGTGGATATTACAGTAACATTACCAACAGCGACATTAAGCAATGCTGGTACAGGTTATTCAGCAGGTGCTATAGATAGTGTAACGTCTGGAGGTCAAGGAACAGGTATAGAAGGAACAGTAACTGTAAATGCTGGCGCTGTAACTGCATTTACTTTTACAAATGGAGGAGTTAATTATAACCCAAATGACGTTATAACATTGATTCAAGCTGGATCAGGTGATAATGCAACTATTACATTAGTAAGTGCGCCTAACGGGGTTGTAGATACAATTGCAATAAATCAACCAGGAGTTAATTACTCTGCTGGAGATATTATAACAGTGGCTCAAGCTGGTAGTGGATTAAACGCTACAAGAAGTGTTTTACAAGCTAAAGATTTAGCTCCTACGGCAGCTGCAAATGCTGTTGTATTTAAAGGAGTTGTAACTGGCTCTATATTGCCTGTTGCTGTAGATTACGTAGTAACAGCTGGTACTGGAGCTGCAGTAGAGTTAATTGCTTGTAAATAAGTAATATATAGGTGACTATATAAATATATAATAACAATTAAATTTAATCAAATAATGGCAAAAGTTAAAAAAATAAAAGAAGAGCAGTTAAAGTTAGTTAACACTCAACAAACTCAGTTAAATGAATTACTAAGATCAGTTGGTGTTCTTGAAGTGCAAAAAATGAATGCACACACTAGAATTGATAAGCTTAGTACTGAAATTGAGACTACTAAAAAAGAACTAGAAGACGAATACGGCTCAATTAATATTGATCTTAAAGACGGATCATATACTGAAATAAAAAAAGAAGATGCCGAGTAATATAAGGAAAATTAGTATTGGGTCTGATTACAAAAACGACGCAATGCATTATTCTGTAGGTCAACAAGT